CTCACGGGAACGGTGAAGCTCACACCCCTAAGGGGCCAAGGCTCTGGGTCGTAAATCCAGGGCGAGCGACACTGATTAAGTTCCCAGACACCTTTAATAAGGTGTCTTCCACCGCGTCTTTAGCCGGACGGTACGCGGACGTCCAGAACACGAAAGGAGATCCACCTCTGTAGGCTCTTCGCCACGAGAGATGAACCACTTCATGAGCGCCCCATAGTCCTCAAGCGGTTGCTTGGGAGGTTTGGCGTCTACGACCAGTCCCTTGACAAGAGGGTGCTGGTATCGACGGTGAATCCGCTTCGGTTGATAATCGAAGACGGATTCACGGCCCACAATCGCTGACGTAGACTTAACGATCGGCATAGGGACCCGAAGGTCCTTTAGCAGATTGTCTACGTACGCCGCAGAGGCCCAAAGGCCCCTCCAATAAAGGAGATTGCGGAACTCTATAGTAGAGATCAGCGATTTCGCGTCCTTACGTGATTTGGGGAAGATCCTTCTTTGGCGGACGACTGAAACGTCCTCTCCATCAAAGAACTCTGCACCACAAGACTCCCTGAACTTACCAGTCCAGAATGACTTGTGAGTGTTGACTCGAAACCCAAAAGCTTCGAGCTCCTCGATCACGTAGTTGACGTAGCCCACGGGGACGATAATATCGTCCCCATAGACACGCACTCGACCCATCAGACGTTTTACGTCACGATGGGTCAGCTGGCGCCCAACCGCACGTTCGATTCCGAGAAAGGCAACGGTCGTAAAGACCATAGCCTCTAACGGGAACGTGAGTGCGGAGCCCATAGATGCGAACTTGGCCAGGCGTATTACGCCATGGTCAGGCACATCAGCCTTCCGACTCCTGCACGCGTCAACAGCCCGAAACAAGTTCGGGTAGCGACTAAGCAGAAGTCGTACATGCTGATTGGAGACTCTATCCGATGCTTCGCTAAGATCTAGCGTAGCAAGCGATCCATCACTGGATCCCTTCTTAGCCAGCAGCTGGTTAGGCAGCTGACTATCGGACCTCACGAACGCGTTTGCGTTGTCATTCACACGCGCGCGACGGGCCAGAAGGCCCGCCAACCCTTGCTGCACATATTGCATGCAGGTCGGTTCGAGAGCGATAATTCTCGGAGTCTTCAGCGTCTTAGGCACTGCGACGACCCTGACGGGCGTCTCAGCACCGGGCGGAAGGACAGTCACAGAGTTAAGCCGGTCAAGGAAATGCTCGTTTGGAACGAGCGTCCCCGCTTCCCAGTGGGGAAACTCCTTGTCTAGCCGCTCTGTCCATCGCTGCTGACCGAATTTGGCATTGCCAAACAGGTCATCTGCGGTGGCTCCAGGCCCGTGCTTAAATGGGACACCTTCGAGAGCGAGCTTGCGCTCACATACCCGAAGATAACTATCCCAGAGCACAAGGCACATAGCCAAATAACGAGCGCGGCGGTTATCACCGTTGAGCTCGTTATCCGCCTGGCGGACTTCCTGCTCTGTTCGGATGTACTGTCTGAATGCTGCATTCTTCCTCCTGATGTTACATGGGAGAAGGATCTTGCTGTAAAGCAAGCATACCTGCCTCACGGCCTGTATGGCAGCGATAGACGGTGTATCCTTCAGGGTACCAGTTTCCGCATCGAACACAAGCGAGACAAAACCTTGCAGGAATGCAGGGAGATGTCCTCCTCGACGGTCTCTTTTGAAGCCCGAAAAGGAGTTGGTCGCTACCTTCCCTTCGTCCAGAGCTCTCTCGAACTCTTTAGCGAAGTTGGGTAGGGTGATAGTAAGAAAACTATCACCTTCGTGTTCTAAGCGACTCGCGATCTCTTGTAGATCACGAGCAGTGCTCACGTCACAGCTTCTGCCGGTATCAACCAGCAGACACCGCAGGAAGTCGATCGAGCTTTTCATGGCTCCTCCGTTTACTGAAGGTGATTCCATCTCCAGTACACGAGACTTCCCCGGTGAGAGGTCTGTTAGCTCTCACCACCCAGCAACTGGGTGACCTTGGCACCAGACGAAGTCGTCAGGTACGCCACGAGGGCGTCCGCAACGTACTTGGCCTCGGTAACCGTGAATCCGTTGACAGGCGTGTCGATCGTGAGCTGAACGCTCATCGAATTCGCCACGTTCTGCGACGGGATCAGAGGATCAGCCGAGACCTTGTCCTGTGCGAGACGGATGGTGTGACGAGTACGCCTCCCGTAGGAGTGCTGTACCGTCAGTTTTACCGTCCCATCGGCGCTGGAGAAAGCTCCAGAGTCGATGCCAGCACCGGTGCGCGGCAGTGATGTCGCAACACCGTTGATGGTGAC